GTTCCTTTAGGATCTTCATCAGTATATAAATCAGAATGTTTTTTAGATTTTGCAGGTTGTCCTTTTTTACGGGCAATACGAGGATTTGATTCCTCAGTCACCTTTTTCCTTTTACCAGCACAGTGTGCTTTCTGACTAAATCCTTTCGGATTATCACAGTCGATTGACTTTTTATATTTGTCAGACCAACCCTCTTTGACCAAAAAACCATCCTCACGCATTTTATAACCGTCAGGAATCGGTTTACACTTTTTATCGGTGTTACAGTAGTAATGTCCCTTTTTACAGGAAGTCTTACCCATTTACGAACTATTCAGAGCTATTATTATTTAGTAAACCGTCTTTTATCATTTTTGACAATTCACTTGTAGAACCTACGAATAATGCATTATTTGTAACTGTATTTTGTTTTTTAGGACTATCCTCTTCAATATCTTTTACTTTTTTATGTAAGTCTGCTAATTTATCTGTCGTATCTGCAACAGATTTTATAAGTTGACCAGCAACTTCATATGCTCTTGGACTTGCAGTTTCACCAGCAACCTCCATAATACCATTTATTGCTTCTTGCCCCTTTTCAATTAATGAATATAAATTACCTCTTGTATAATCATAATCTTTTTTTACTTCATCATCTCTGGTTATTTCATCCGCTTTGACAATAGCATCAACCTCAACACTACCATCAGTGTTGAATGTGTCATTTAAAGAATCATAACCTTTAGCCATTAGATGTCAACTCCTCTCTTTGGTGCAAAGTCTTTTGAATCACCAAAGAATGTGCTTGTTTCTGTGAATCCAAAATCATCACCTGGTTCAATTAATACATCATCTTGTGTATCTATGACATTATCTTCGTTATAATCTTTCTTCGCCTTTGGAACAACTGTATATCTTTGAACTCGTTTTGCTGTTCTTGTATTTGTATCTGAGTAGTAATCCAATTGAACTTTTTTGATAAGTCCTTCTGGAGTTTTTGCAATATGATTGAAGAAAAATGTTTTTGCGGTAAAAGATAGAGTGTATATTAATGCTCTTCTTGTTGCAAAATCTCCCTCATAATCATCTTGTTGAGCGATATTCTGAAGAACCATCGGTATATCTCTTTTTTCTCCTATTGACTTTACCAAATCTATTGAAATATTAAATCCTGGTTGGAAAAATGGTAGAATCTGCTCTAATATCTGTAATCCATCATCCTGCAACTTTACTAAAATATTTAAATCAAATCCTAGATTATAAGGCACAGGCATAAACACCTTTTTCATTTTATCTCCATCTTCACTGTCTAATGCTTTAAATGTTTGTGTTATACCTGCCTTTCTTGTTGAGTCATATGATATATTTGTAATTTCAAATGACATTCTTGGTAATGTAATTTGAGTTGCTTTATTGAGTTCTGCTTGTTGTGTAATTCTTGCTAAAAACTTTTGTCTTGGACCATATGCAATTGGAACTTTGATTTCACTTATTTCATTTCCTGCACCATCTTCGTGACGCACATGAATATCATTAAACAGTGTGCCAAACGCAATAACCGTTTTTCTTATTATTTCGTGATAAAAATAATTACCTAACATTAGAAACTACCAAATGGATTTGATTCAGAAAAGTCAATTAATAAGTCTGCCTCTGACTCAAATATATCGCCTTCATTATATTTATCTTTGGTATCATCATCAAAATTAGCAACACTAAATAATGCTTCTGATGTAAGACCTTTAATATCTTCACCAGGGAAGAATCCTGTGGTTGTTGTTCCAATACCAACATTACCTACTTGAAGTATTCCAGTATCCTTATCCCAACTCTTAACTCTTGCTTGAGTTCCAGAACGCATTCCTTGGACAATTTCATTAAATTGATATGTGCCAATACCACTAATTGTTTCTGGGTCAGATATAGTTACAGTTACAGTATTATTATAATTTTCACCTGGATTAGATACAAATATTGAATTCACCTGATTAAATCCATTACCAGCATCACCAATTGATGCGATACCAATTGCCCTCTGAGATGGGACTCCTAAAGCAGGATTTGATATAGTAACTACTGGTGCTGTTCCAAATCCAACACCATTATTAGTAATGGTAAATCTAATGATACCTGCTGATGCAGTATTAATTGAACAGGTTGCTGCTGCACCAGTTCCCCCACCACCTGATATTGTAATTATTGGTGGTGTGGTATAATTAGCACCCGCATTTGTTAATAATATCTTATCGATTGATCTTACACCTGCTCTCTCAGTTGTAAACGCAACTGCTGTGGCATTATCTCCTATGTTTCCACTTGGAGATGTTGAAATCGCCACCGTTGGTGTTCCAGTAAATCCAGATCCATCATTATTCAAAAATATTTCTCTTACATAACCGTCACCAAGTGTAGCTGATGCAGTAGCTGTAATTCCAATTCCAACTAACTTAAGATTTGCAATATATCCTACATCATCTACCTGTGTATCAATAATATCAATTGACGTATCAATAACTTCATCTTCATATTCAAATAATTCACATTTAAGTTTATAAACATAAGTATTACCTAATTGGTAAAATGGATCTTCATGTTCAACAAATTTAATCTCAAATAGTCTTGCACCTAATGGGAAGAATACCAAATCACCCTCACGAGGTCTTGTTGATAATTCAATATCATCATCTGAGTTCATAAATGGAGAAATAAATTCTTCAAATCTTTCTTTTGAGATAGTAAGTGTTACTTCATCTCTTAAACTCATTCCAAATTTTGTAAGAACATCCCCTGCACCTGCATATCCATCATACGTTTCAACATATGCCTCAACAGCAAAATTATCATCAAATTTTGATGATTGCACTTCTTCAATAATAGTTTTTTGATTTACAAATTTTCGTGGAATATATGTAACTTCTACACCATAAATTTGTAATTGTTCATTTATTAAATCTTGAACTAATCTTTGCTCACCTTGTGATCCTTGTAAAAAATAGGGATTTAATGCCATTATTAATCACCCAATAAAATCGAGAGGAGGCATTTCGTAATCTTGTGTCATTCTATCTCTAAGTGCCTGTAATTCTCTCACACCTTCATCATATATTTCTCTACCGTTTAATTCAATTCCACCTGGTAATTTAGTTCCTCTAAACTTAATTAAATTTTGACCCCACTGTTTTTTGAGTAACGCTGTAAAATATCTTTTAACAAATGGAGCATTATAAATTTGCTCTGTATCTATCGCACGAAAACAGTCAATAACAAAAAAAGTATCTAATGATTGTGCTCCCCAATCAATATCCATATATAATCTATCTTGTCTCATATTAAATCTTATTTGCTTATCAGTTGTAAGTAAGAAATCAATATCCTCTAGATATGTTTTTGTCATGGCAAATTGTAAAAGTTCAACTGAATTAAAATAATATAAGTCATTTAAAAATAATTGGTATTTAATACTAAACATTCCACCAGAGATGGAACTTGTATCAAACTTAAATATTTTATTTACTCCTAAAATAGTATCTGGTACAGCTAAAAAATTAGATGTTTCGTAAAAATTACTAGTTACAGTTACATTTGATGTTTGTATACCAGTGGTAGTAACAATACCAACACCATCAGTCCCCTTTGCTCTCCCTCTATCTAAATCGTCTTGAGTTACCTTGTATTTAAGGTACATTCTTTCAATACCATTATAATGTCTCTCTTGATATAATTGAATAGTGTCATCTACTAAATCATGAAGTTGATCATCATCAACGTTGATTTGTAAAATAGGTGCTCCTAACTGACGCAAACCATAATTGATAAGTTGTCCTCTATTCGTGGGTTTCATTTTTTTCCGTGAGATTTGCGAGTTGCTCTAAAAGTTCATTTTTTTCTTTTTCAAAATCATTTTTTAGAGTTTGGAGTTTTGCTTCCAAAAGAACGTTTTGGTTTAATGCTGCTGCTAATCTTGTATTGTATAAATTCACTAATACATTAATATCTACTTCACTGTTTTGCTGCATTTTTAGAAAGTACCTCCGTCCAGGGTTGATGTCCAGTGTGGTTTGTTTATATATACGTCTGTTTTGGCACCTGGTGTAGACGCAAGGTTTGCAATCGCACCACTTACACCCTCTCTTCTTAAGTTATTACTTGTATTGAATGTTCCTTCAACACCAATTAAATTAACAGAATTTCCACCTGTAACAGCAGTTTCTACTATACCAAAGGCACCAGTACTATCTTGCTTTATAATATCACCAACTGCTACTGTAATATTTGCACTTAATGAACTTAAGGTAACTTTTGTAATCGCAGTTAATATTTGCTTTGAAGTAATTACAGGAGTTTGTGGATTGTTAGTAGATCTTTGTAAACCTGTATCATCAAACCAAACCACACCACCTGAGTCAAAGTTACCTGATTGATAGTAAATACCTTTAATATCTAAGAAACCTTTTGCACCAGAAACAACACTTGCTGTGATGGTTGCATCAGGAACATATGTCCATCTGCGACTGTTATCACCATGTGTTCCATGATTACCTGTTCCAGCGGAACTAGATGCGATTGAACTATCATCTAATCCAAAGAAACCATCGGTTGAGTTTGCAGTTCCAACACCAACATTATAAGTAAATCCAAGTCCACGGTCAGTGTTAGTATCTGTTGCGTGTACAACTGTTATCTCAGTCTGTGTGCTAATACCTGCAACTGCTGTTCCTTGGAATGTAAGTGTTTTAGTTCCAGTATTAATTGCAGTAACTGTTGTAATACCACTTGCAGAGAAACTTGGATGCAAAAGAGTATCATTAACTGCGATACCTGTTACTTGATCAACTACAACTGCTGTCGCACCCGATGCCATAGTTGACATCACGGTTCTAGTGCTGGTTGTATCACCAACCATCATAATTGGGTCATTAACAGTTGTCTGCGTTGAGTTAACTGTGGTTGTTGTACCATCAACTTGTAAGTTACCCTTGATGATAACTTCACCTTCATTACTTAATCCATCTGGATATGGATCGATGAATATAGTATTATTCGCACCTGCTAAAGAAGCGATAATATTATTTTCAATTCTTAGGTTCCCTAATTTAGAATTACCACCTGCAACTATTAAATCTCCACCAACGATTGCGTTTTTTGCAACTCCTATACCACCAGTAAATGAAACAGAACCATCAGTTGTAGTAGTTGCTTGAGTATCATTTGTAAACTGAGTACGTGCACCAGCAATTTCTAGTTTACCAGAACTTGCATTATCAAATTCTATTGTTGAATCAGGAGCACTAGTTCCATTTGCACCACCACCAAATCCAAGTTTAGTATCATCAGGCACCATTACATCACCTGATCCATTCGGATTAAATATTATATCTCCATCAGTGTTTGAAGATGATAAAGTATTAGCATCTAAAGTTAAATTATCTACATTCCATAAATCTACTTTTCTATCACTATCGAGTATCGCTACGATACCACCATCACTATTCCTTGTATTTGTTACACCTGCTATCGTTCCAGCAGCATGCTCCATCATGGATGTGTAGAAATGACCCGCTATCGGATTGACGTTTGTGCCATCATCACCCAAGAACACCCTGTCTTTATACTGGTTCGTGCCACCGAAGCTACCGATACCAGTAACATATGCCATTTCACCCCAGTTCAAACTACCAGGTACCGCTGTACCAGCTGATCGTTTGATTCTAATTATACTAGCCATTTAGAAACTTCCTCCGTTGATGTCTAAATTCTGTGCTGCACCTGGAGTCAGTTCCAGCGTTGCGTCAAATTTATTAGTAACACCATTAAAAACAAGAACCATACCGTTTTGTAAGGTTCCAGATACATTCACATCACTTAATTCCGTTAATGATAGAGTTTGAGCACCTGCCAGAGATGAAATCACTCTCGTAGCATTCTGTTGTCCTACTCTGACTTTTATATCTGCCATCTAAGTTAGCAATTCAGATCTAAAAAGTATTTATATTTACTATGATGTTATCTTTGAGACAAGATCATTTAAAAGAGATTTCAATTCATTAATCTCCTTTTTCATTTCATCAATCTCTGATTGTTTATCATTATGAACTCTTCGATTATTCATGTAACTAGTATACCCAGAGTCATCTCTATTAATAATTGCATTAGTTTTTTCATCACGAAATAAATTACTGTGACCTTGTACTCGTTTCATTTTACTAATTTTTACCTAGATCTCTATCAATCTTTTTATTCTTTATTCTCTTCCTCTTATACTCTCTCCCCTGTTTCTTCAACAAGTCCCTAACATAGTCTGCTGGACTTTTATCTTTCATTTCGGGGGTTCTATATTTTTTTCCTGTTACATCTTTTGGATCTACTGATAAACCTTTCTTAACTTGTTTAACACCACCTTTAATTTCATCACCCAATTGTTTGACGACATTTTTTAATTTATCTCTTTTTCTTTTACTTAATCCCTCTAAAGGATCAGGCATCTCTTCAGAGTCCTTTGGAACTCTTCTATTTTTAGATTGCATAATCATACCAGCAGCACCTATACCACTCATTAAGGCAGGAACAACTTTACTTCCTCCTACCTTTAATGTAGCAGTTGCAACACCCTCTTGAAATTGCTTATATGTTTTCATTATGCTAATGCGATTGCTCTAAAGTCTCTTAATCTAACAGGCACAGATTCATTTGTTGATGTCATCACTATTTTAATTATAAATCCATTAAATTGTTCAACATCATCAATTGTAAATTGATATTCTGAGAATTCATTAAATCTATTTGGTGCTACAAACGAATCAGCTTGACCATTATTTAAAGAAGTATCAATAATATCATCACCAAATCCGTCTCCATCAACATCATTCAAGTTTTTGAAACCAGGAAACGCTCTATATGTTGTATTGACTTCAGATGAATCAGCAGTAAATAAACGATAGAACACTCTAAAATCTGCTTCAGGTTCAACACTCGCTGCCACTACAACTTTTAATGATGTTGCAGGTGACTCTAAATCAACTCTATCCATAACAAATACAGATGCATGAGGATCATCAAATATTTGATTTGTTCTTGAGTCTGTTGCATAATTATCAAATCCTATCGGATTATTGATTTTATTTCTACCAAACAAGAATGTTGCATTTTTAGTATCAATAACTGGTGATAAATTTGGATCAGAACTTGACATGCTCATATTTAATAATAATGATTTTGAGTTAGGGAAGGTACCTAACTTATCCTGATTCACAGTTGATGCTATTAATCTTGGAGTTGAGAAAAATGTTGTTTCATTTAAAGTTGTAGGATCAAATCCTTGATCTACAAATGAAATTTCGTTTCCACCTGCACTTGTACCAGAAATTGTTCTGACACTTGTATTTAAATCAGTTGTTGTTCCTGGTGTGATAAAATTAATTTGAGGTGAGAATGAACTATACTGATGATTCTGAGATATTTTAGCACTATTGCCTCCAAATGCCTTTTCATTTGTAAAACATAAAAGAGCATTTCCTGTTCTTGTATTAGATGGGTCTAATGCTGACCGATCTATTTCAAGATAATAATTATCAATATTTTGTAGATTTACAAGAGTTGTGTTAGTTGGAACTGTGAACACTGTATTAATACCAGCGAGTGAGACACCACTTGCTTCATAAGTCTGAATAGAAGCACCTTCAGGATGAGGTAAAGCTGTTGTATTTAAAACACCTCTTGTAAGTGAAAGTTGACCTGTACCAACAACATAAGAAACAATTTCTTCTTCAATTAATGCCTCTCCCCTATCAGTTGAAATTCCAGAGAATGAAGTAAATGGTGCAGTATTTGCTAATGACACAACAGTGCTTTCAGCAGTTAACTCTGATGTTGTTGGTACTATCAAAGTATCTGGTTTTATATTTTGTATATCAATTTTATTTTGAGAACCATGATGGGCATGATTATATTGAGTAACTTCCATAACGTTACCCTCAAAAATAGGATCTATAACAGTTGAATTACCATCAACTGCTACATTACTTAAAACACTTCTTGTAGTATTAGAAGCACCATATGTGACAAGATTTTCATTATTTGTAAATTTTTCACCCTGAACATCAGTTAGATATAATGTATCAAAATCAGAAGATATTGCAGTAACTGTAAACTTCAATCCACTACCTCTAGTCACTTTAGCATCACTATTATTAACAGTTAATACATCACCTACTTGATAACCATTTCCTGATGCATTAATTGCAACAGCAGTAACTTTTTCATTAGAAACTGTAACATCCACAGTGCAACCTGTACCACTACCAGTTAAAGCAGTTGTAGTTATTGCAGAGTTAGAGGTAAATACATATCCCTCTCCTTGAGATACAACCTCCTCTGAGGATATGGAAGAACCTTGTCCTTCAATTATTCCTGTAACACTTTGATCTTCTGGATCAGTGGCAGCACCTGTGCTTACCTTTCTACCTAATGGTAATTCATTATTTGTTCTACTTCCAGATCCATCAATAGAAACTTTGAGTTTTCTAGGTAGTGAACGTATTGGATTCGTTGGTAGAACCTGACAGTTAAAATTACCTGGTTCAATAGGACTATTATATAATGTAATTGTACCACTTGGAACAAATGCTGCTTTACGTAATTTAAAGGTTAAATCTTGATTCTGGCTAGCAGTCCATATTGTACCATTTTGAGATTTGTATAAACTACCTCCAAGATATTGTTTAGAGACAACAACATTTTGTACATCAGGTAGATTTGTGGTTCTAACAGATTTTTCACCCATAGTTGCAACCCACATCTCATACTTATCAGAGGATGGACATAAGAATACTAAACTATACATTTCTCCACCTACAAGATAAATTGGAGATGAGAATCTTATTGTCGTTGGCACTGAAGCATCATCAGATACGTTAATTTCATTAGGATTTAGTGTTATTGCTGCGTAATCTTGCACAAGTAAACTAGTTGGAACACCAAGTTCTACTGTTCTTAATTGAACTTGTAATTTAGCAATTGGATCTTTTGATTTAAAATAAACATCAAATGAAGTTAAGAAAGCTCCTGAACCATCTACGGTAAATGATTGTGCTAGTGGGTCATCATCAGGTGCTTCAAATGTTGTTCTTACACCTAATTCTGAAGTTTCTTCAGTACTAAAGGAATTTGGTCTGTCTGGTGGTCTTGGTGGATTACGAAGTGAAACAGAAACATTATTTTGTGTTATAACTGTACCTGTACCTAAGTATGATGCAGAACCAGAACTTTGTAATGGGGCATCACCAGTGAATGGTACAATAACATTTTCTGCAGATGAAGTTATTCTGAATGTTAAAGTACCAGTTCTAAAGACAACTGGTGGTCTAGGTGTTCTATTAGGATCTCTAAAGAAGAATGATCCAAGTATATCACCCCAGTTATCAGAAAATAAATCAATATTTGTTACAGTTGCAACTGCTCCACTTGAAGCACCAGTTAATTTAGCACCTTTAACAACATAACCAAAATATTTTTCTACATTTGCTAATCCGATACAATCGGTATTAAATAATTTTGATGTTGCAGAATAAGTCGATGAGGGTGCTGGTCTATTTCTATCATATGGGTCAACATCATATGTTTCAATTGCTCTGTTAGGAGATCCTAAACCTGCCCCTACTTCAGGTCTTGATGAATCACCAAATTTATGGTTAGGAGCTTGTGACCTAAACAATCCTATTTCATTACCATTAACCTCAACTTTTACATCCTCAAAAACAGAAAATACACCAGATGACATTTCTATTTCAATAACTTTAGGAACTATGTCAGGCACTCCACTGTCTAGGAAGTGATAATGTCTTGTAAATGGTTTTAAGTTACCCGCTGTAAAGAAAACATTACGGGATCTCATAAATGGATCTACATCAGAATCAACTTTTGTACTTTCAATATATGAGAATTCTCTAGATGGACCTTCTAATACATTAGTAAACTCTCTTTCAACTCTATGAGTGGTTATATTTCTGTTTATCTCAACGTTTGTACTTCCTCCCATACTGTGCCCTATGGAAAAATCAGCAAGAGTTTCAGTTCTTCTACCAACAACTTCACTTCCTACGACATTTGATCGTTCTGCCCATCTTGCTCCTGTTGATTCTTGTCTGGTATTTTCAACATATATCGTACGAGACCAGTTATCTGAAGGAGGATCTAATTGAATATTTCCTGAAAATACCAAGACGTTAAATGGGTTAACATTAACTGCAGTCGTTGCATGTGGGTTTTCTATCCAATCAACTTCTTCATAACTTAAAGTTATTAAATCTCCAGTCTTTTGACAATTAGCATCTAGTAACTGTAGATTTGAGTTGACATCTGCAGTTTTAATATCAATTCCAGAAGCTACACCCAACTCTGGATTCATAGACCAAAAATCAACTGCACTTATCAATTCACGATTTACAACATCCACATCACATCTGGAACCAGAATCAGGATTGAAATCTATAAAATTTCTATCTTTAAAATCATTTACAACAAAACCAGTTTTAAATCTATCTAATCCATCTTTATCTCTTACTTGGAATGATTTTGTATCTAATTCTAAAGCACTTAATGATGTTATTGTTTCTAAATTAACAATTCTTCTCTCAAGTGCTGCAATATCACGCATCGTAAATCTACGATTATCTCGTAATCTTATCTGTGGTTCTCTAACAGTATCATAAAGATATGGTGGATAAGAAATCTGTGCGATCTCCATAGAATCACTGACAGTTGATGGAGGAACTGGGAATTCAGATGATTCACCTTTGTATATTTGAACCTCTTCATTTTTGTTTACCACCAACTTATCGATTCTTCCAAGATAATGACTAAATCCAATTAATGAACTTTCATTAGGTGTGATAACAAAAGGATTAGTAGATTCAAATAACCTATTATTAAAAGCAAATGGAGAACCTGTGTTAACAGATGGATTATACTCTTTAACTCTTGGTCTTAAATCAAGAATATCGGAAGCTCTTCTTCCATCAACTCTAGGAATATCTCTAGTATATCTTTCTTGATTATATGAATTGACTGTAAATACATCACCTGTATTTCCACTTGCTACTTGATATTGGTCAGCAATTATTAATAATTTTTTAGATGGTATTGCAGATTTATTTTTTCTTACAATTTTTGAAAAATCACTATATTGCTTTTTATGTCCCTTATCTAATACATAATTTTCAGTTCTGTTGTTATAATTACCTGGTGTGCTGTCTTGTAATATAGTTTCAATAGATGATTCTTTGAATTTAATTACTTCACCTATTGTAAATATACTATCATTTAAATAAACAAAATCGATGGTATTTGTAGTCGCACTCACTATTTGTCCAATAGCACGACTATCTTGACCTACAATTTTCTCACCAATAATACTATCAGTATCTAAATTTAATCCACTAACAAATGTTAGTTTATCTAAAACAGGTGTAGATGTATCTTTTGACTCATAGATAGCAACTATGTTAACAACATCAGGAACTAATAAACAAATTTCTTCATCTTCAACTCTTAATCCATAAACATTACTAGGTGTAAGCAAACTTGTTAGTGTAGATACTCCGACTGTTCTTGTTACTTCAAATTTTTTACTTCTAATAAAATCTTTCGTCTTACTTGTAATACCTTGTTTTTTCAGTGTGACATTGACTGTAGCATTACCTGATGCTTTTGATAATCCATCAAATGATATATTAGCACCACCATTTGTAATTGTTACTTGATCTGATGTTAATGGTTCAGTAGTACCATCAGTATAATGAATTGAGTATCTCTCAGCATCAAATGGTTCAAAAAATACACTAGTAATTCCAGACGCAATATTTAAACCAACTTGAGAAGAAAATGATATTGAATTACCAGATATTGATTGATTTTTAATTTGCCTACTGATAACTAAATTAGAATTACCACTATCAACAACAGAAACACTAGATTTTGGTAAATCTGCATATATACCAGATTGCTCTAAATTTAAAATTCTTGGAACTGCTATTCTAAATGGAGATACTGTTGATATACCTGCAGATAATACAGATCCCTCATTTACACCAGCAACATCAGATGTTGAATTAAGTGTTAAAGTTTTACCTGTAGGTAAACCTAAATCCGTAACTCTATTATATACTATCTGACCATTCGTATTTGCATCACCTCTTTGATATGCTATTATAGAACCAGTTTGAATACCAACTAATCCAGCAAAAGAGCGATTATTTACAGTTGCAGTATTAGCTGTAACATTTAATTGATCTGTTAGGGAGAATCCACGAAGCACTCGTTCATATAAGACAGCATCTGCACTAAAATTAGAGGGCATATCAGAATCTAATGCATCAGAATCTTGGAATACAGATTTAATATCATCAACAGTATATGCAACAATACCCTTAATAGAAACATTTGAATTTACATTTCTCTCATCTATTACAAGTGCTTCTCCTGGTATAAAAATTCCTGTCGTTTCTGCTACTGCAAATTCATTTGCACCAGTTGTATTCGGATCTAATGCTAGATATCCTACTGCTCCACTCGCAACACCTCTAACTCTTGATCCTTTTACTACATTACTAAATCCCGCTGTAACCTGCAATATTGTATATGTTTGAATATCATATAAAAATAAATCAAATTGTGTTGCTTGACCAGTATAAGGTGCATTACTTGCAGAATATGAATAAACTCTTGCTTGACCAATATTTGCCCCAACTTGTGTATTATTTTGTCCTGATGATCCTGTTTTCCTTCTATTTTGTAATTGAATAACATTTGTTGCAACTCCACCTAAACTTATTAATGGAGTACCTTGAACGTTATTAACTCTTAGCAAACTACCCATTCTAAATGGTATGGATGCTGATTCAACTCTCTTTTGATCTCTTGGTTTCTCAACATCTAAAACTGTTGTTCCAGATAAATCAACATCAAATCCTCTTACATACGCTTTACCAGGAGAAAGTTTTACACACGCTAAATCTTCACTTGGTGTATTTCCCTGATCAGTTTTTCTATTTTCAGTGAAAAGACCTGCGGAATCTATTTCATCATTTAATGAATTTTGAACAGTAACTCTAAAAGGTTCAACAGCATAGTCACCAGATTCATCAAATGTTCTTTTCGCAAAATATTGTTTGATTTCACTGTAACTTGCTGAATTTTGTAATTTTTTTAATTCTCCACCATCAACTCTCATTAACTCTACGAAGTTTGTATCTTCATAGTCATTTAATGATTTTTTTGCAAGTTTTACAGATATTTTAAAACGATCAGCACCTGGTGCTGCAAAGTTAGTAAATCCTTTTGCATTATCATATAATGATTCATCATCATTTGCATTTATTATCTCTTCAGATATATCAAATCCCACCCTATAAGATGGAGAATTATTGTAAGGTTCTAATATTATTAAAGAAGTTGGAACATCTACAAAACTTCCACGCATAAAATATACACCCTCATTCACACCAAATGCACATCCAGTAGCAGTTGCATTTGAAGATACTAAAGTTAGTACAGTTTCTCCAAGTGTTAGTGTAGTATTTCCATATGTTAATGGTTCCTCTAATATTAAAATTTCACCATCTGGGAATGCAGCACTTTCACCATCATTACCTGATTGTTGATATTTAATGAATATTGTAATATCATCAACTCCCTCTGCAGGAGGTAAAATAAAATTCTTTATTGTAGCAACAGTGCCAGATAATTGACCTCTTACTCTTGTGCCTTTACCATTATTATTTGCAATAAGATTACTTAAATAGATCGAAACATCAATTCCTAGATGCGTTGGATTTATTTTTGCAGAAAAATATGACCTATCTAATTCGATGTTACCAGGTATGACCATCGAACCTTCTTTGAAGATATGTTTACCAAAAGACTCAACTTGATTCTGTAAAAGAGACTGTAAACCAGTTAACTCTCTCGCTTGAACAGGAAATCCTGGTTTAAACAATATTTTATAAAATTGATCCGCCTTATCGAAATCATCATAATAAGGTGATATATTTAAGTTAGTCTTTTGTGGCATTTTTAAAATTCGAGTATGATTTTAATGTCTTCCTTTTGACGAGAATTTCTAACGATCAAAGGTCTATTATCTAAGTAAACTATTTCACCTGACCCTTTATTTATCTCGGAATTAGCTAGTCCTCCAGTAAAGTTCACCCCTAAGTTAATTAATTTGTTTCCTTGAGGGTTAGTTGTAATTCCTGAAAAATTCAAATCAACTGAACCAGAGAATGATGATTTTTTACCTGTTATATTATTTGATCCAACTTGTGCTTCAAATTCAAAAATTCTAGCAGCTGTTGATATTCCAATATAATCAGTATGATCATAGGTAGTACCATTAAAAAATAATGACCTATCTCTAAAATATTTCATAACTTTTGTTTCAGGATCAAACGATGCAACATATCCAGTTGCAACTTTCCCGATGTTTGGAGCAACTGTTAATACCTGTTGAATTTCTTCACCAATTTCAGGAGTATCAACTGTTAAATTATTAAATTTAATAGCTTGTAATGATGAGAATGTATTATCAATATAAGTTGCTGCAGTTCCCACTTTTGTTGGATTTTTTACAATTCCAACCTGTGCAAATTTTGTATCTATAGGAAAATCTTTTGTTGAATCATCAAATCGAGCATATACTATTACTCTGTCAGTGCCCAATTCAGTATACAAATCATGACCATGACCTTTTGATGGAGGTATAATAGGTATTAATTTTGCAAAATCTGTTGAGGTAGTAACACCAGTATTTAAATTTCCCAAATCAACTATTCCATAACTATATCCACTTCCACCAGAGGTAACTGTGACTTTAGTTATTTTATTATTTTCTACATCTACTCTTGCTTTTGCACCTGTACCATCACCTACGATGTCAACTTCTTGATTTTTGCCATCACTATAACCATCACCAGCCTTTTCAATATAGACATGTTTTATTTGATTTAAATTAACATCTGAATCCCCATTTTCACGAACTGTTCTTATCTGAGTATCTTGACTACTATTCCAATTATTAGGAACTGTTATGAATTCTGTCGAGTCAAATTTAATAATATCACTAGGTGAAACAGTGAAAAGATACTTCCAAACATATCCATCACCGCTGTTACCTGCCTTTGAAGGTTCCAAATCTGTGAATGTTGGTTCATCTTGGGATACATTCCCAAGCGGTGTATCTCCTGTTGATCCATTATCAATACAAATGTAAACTTTAAAGTCGGAATTAAGTACGTAGTAGTTTGCATCATATAAACGATTTGCTCGTGTTAGTGGACTTGGATTATCAATACTATAATCATCTCTATAGATTTCATACCTATTTCCTGCTACCCAATCAACTCTTCTTATTATTCTTCTTATGTTGGCAGATGATACTTTTTTACCAAACATACTAGTATCACCAGTATGGGCACGATAAGAAAAACTATCTGTTGGAGCTGGTGTAACTGAATTCCAATTTGTAGATCTTCCATAACCAACAAAATCTATTTGACCAGGATTCGGAAGTCCTAAAAATACATAGTATGAATTATTTGTATTTTCTACTGACTCAACAAAATTATTAGCATTTAATATTCTAAATTGATCAGTAATAATTGCTGACATTTTATCTAAACTTTTTCTTTTTATTTATAGTGGTAATTTAATCAAAGTCCAAATACTCTAATTGCACCTGAAGATCTTAGTCCTCTGAGTGATGCAGGAGTGAAGTTCTTTCTTTGGATAGTTGGGAATGTATCTAATCCAGAATTAACAGTAAGTCCAGTTACAGCGATAGATACTGGGTTAGAACCTCTAGAAAGATTATATAGTCTACCCCAAGTAATTCTTCCAAGCACGGTGCTTATACCTGCTTGTGCAGGATCAAAATTACCTGTTATTCCTGCACCCACTCCAGTGATTTGACCATTTTGTATATTGCAAACAATTTGACCATTTTCTGCACCATCTGTTGTCACTGAGTGTACTTTGTAGATATTATCTAAGAAAGTGCTTCCAATTCCCACTATAGATGAATTGTGTGTATCAACTGAGGTAATTCCATTACCTACTTTTGTATCTGTTATGAATACGGGATATCCCTGTAGTAATGTAGATGCTGGTTTATCTGCATGGAAGAAGAATTTAAGTGCAGATTGTGTACCAACTGTGGTTGTGCTGATACCTGTAATAATTCCAGTAAATCCTTCTACATCATCAATACTAGTAATTTTTTCAAATTTAAATGGTGGTAATTCAATAATAACATTGGGTGGATTAGTGAATGTATATCCAGCACCTGGATTTACAATAGTGGTTGATGTTATTTTACCGTTTGTGATAGTTGCGGTAGCAGTAGCAGTAGTTCCTAATCCAACAAATTTTTCAATACCTACAGGTGCTTCAATACCAATATTAACTGTACCTGTATATCCCGAACCTGCTTCAGTTATCGACAATCCACTTATAGTTCCAGCAATTGAAACTATGGCAGTCGCAGCAGCTGCTACGTTGATTTCACCAGAAGTTACAAGAGCATCAACAGTATCAAAAGTAAGATTATAATCACCATCAGTTTCATTTGGAGTTGTTGCACTTAAATGTGTGCCTTTTTCGTAGAAAAATACTTCAGCATCATCTACAAATATACCATTTGCTCCACCTATTCCTGATGAATTTGTAAAATCACCAATAATTTTTGCTGTTGGATAAATTTGTGGTTCTAATATTTCTCTTGACTTATCAACTTTTCTTCCGTTTATAACTAAATCAACTTTTTGTTTTGTCCATCTAACGGGTTTTTCATTTGTTTCATCAATACCAAGTTCAGTATAAAGTTCAGTTTCAATTAATTTAGCACTTAGAATATTATAATTTGTTCTTTCCTGTTGTTGTGATGTAGTTATACCAGTATTATCTTTAAAGACTCTTAATTCATCACCAATTTTAACGGATTCAAATACATCTGCTGTATCAACATCAACTCCATCTTGACCTTTATAGAAGAATATATCAACGTGGTCATGGTCATTTAAATCTGGTGATGTTTCAGGTCTTGGAGGTTCAACTAACTCGAAAGTCGTACCACCATTAAATATATAATTTTCGCCAGGTATTTGTAATACACCATTAATGAAAATTAAGAGAACAGAGTTTAAATCAATTAGTTGAGATCTAGAATCATTAGGATCTTTTTCAAAACTTAATAATTGTCCATTAAAGATTAATGGGAATCTACGTCTCGCACCATCTTGTAAATTTTTAATACTATCAATAAAATCTAATTCACCAAACTGCCATGATGAAAAACTATCAGTAAATGTTTTAATTACTTCTAATTCAAATTCTTGTATTGGTTGTGATAAATGTGCTGCTGTTACTAACCCAACTGGTTTGAATTTATCACCAACTTTAAATGAATGTCCTGGTCTTACTATACTAAATTTAGAAATTTCAAAACTAGTTGAACCTATACCAGTGGTTCTCGCAGCACCAACTTCAAGATCAAGTAATAAATTTTTACCTGTATCTGTTGTAGGACCTTGACCAACTCTTGATACACCAATCACAGGCATATTTTCATAATTTGGTTGAGGAACAATAATTTCAGGATTAACGTAACTAGTTCCAGCTGAAACAATATTAAATGAGAGTGTTCCACCAACACCTACGGTTGCTTCTACAACTGCACCATTACCTGCTCCACCTCCGACTCCAGCATTTAATGTAATTGTGTTAAGTGTAGTTGCACCTATACCAGTGACTATGCCAGCAATTGGATCTGAATTTGGGAAACTAGTTTTTGAAACTGCTCTTGGGTAAGGATGGTCTGAGAAGAAGTTATCTTTTGAACACTTAAATACTAATCCACCAGTATCAATACCAATTGTGTCGCTAGTTGTCAATCCATGATTTGGTATTGTAAGAACAAGAGTTCCTGTATGTGAAGTGTAAACTGCATTTGTTGCAGTAAATGCATTTGCTCCTGTTGCAGCAAAACTACCTTTTTTAATAGATCCAATCCCTGAACTTACAAATCTATGTTCATATGCCTGATCTGTTACACCTACTGCTACAGAACCACCACGATATCCAGAACCAAATGTTAAATCCTCAAAGAACTCAAACGTATTACCTCCACCAGTGTAAACCCAATTTTGAGTTTGAACTCCTGCTTTAACTTCAAATGTTCTATCAGATACAATACCAACTACGAATAAAGATCTATCATGATTTGCAAACAGTGTTGCTCCAACACCTGTTATATTAAAGTTTAAATTCTTTAATTTAACCATATTTGGTCTTTCTAAACCAAATCCATGAACTATATCGGTAGTGACTGTAATAATTCCAGTTATGTTATCATACGCAGCAGTTTGAATACCAAGGTTAAATCCTGAAGAGGTTGCAATACCAACAACGCTTGTAATACCACCAGATGCATTTTTAAATGCCTTAACTTTTGCTCCTTGTAAAGGTGCATATCCAAGACCAGGTGTTGAACCTAATGAAACAATTAAACCACCTCTTGGAACCTGATTCTGATTAATATCAAATTCTGATACAATAAGATCTCCATTTGTTGATGTAATACCTGTAAATTCTACAGTTGAAATTCCTGCAATTGGATCAGAACTAAACTCATAATTATTACCAGTATTATTGACAGTTTTAGGTGTTTGGAATATTCCATTAATGAATAGAACACCATTTCCAACTCCCACACCCGCAGATGTATTAGCACCACCTACAGTTAAAGTATAAGTTTTTCCAATACCTGTAAAATTATCTGACAAATCATCAAATAACATATTAGTTGTATAATCACTTCTAAGGAAAGTTCTACCACTAAACTTAGATCTTACAAATGGTAAATTTGTCTCATCTCTTCTTGACCTTGCATTACCTTTAGGTGGTTCAGCAAAAAATACTTTACTTTCAACTATATTGAATGAACCTCTATGAAGTTGAACTGAATCATTAGCAACATGTGAGGTTGCTGCTATTCCTAATTGACCTCTACGAACCTTGACAACAGGTAACGTTGATATTCCGAGAGATACATCAGTTGCATCATTTATTGTGCCTTGTGGAGTGCTAGAGAAACCAACCTCAGTTACTAATACATATTCATCATTAATTTTTAAGAAATCTCTAGGTTGAATGGAACTAATACCACTTAATACAAATTGAGAAAGTCCGATACCAATATTACTATTATGAGTAAAACCATCAAATACACCTAACGAGAATGCTAAGTTGGTAAAATTAATTGGTGTTTGAACAACACCATCTAATCCAATTATTGTTTTGGTTAGAGGTTTTGTCATGGATAATTTGTGAGCATTACCTCCACCATTACCAGTAAATGTAACTGCTGCTCCAGAACTTACAAATTCGGGTCTTGTAAATAATTGGAATTGATTCTCATCTATGACTTTTACAAAAACTGTACTTGGTAGTTGGTCAGTTACAATACCTGCTATATTTTGAGTGCTTCCTATAGACACCGCAGTTCCTGCAATACCTATGAATGTTGAGTCTGGTTTGTAAACTAATTCTTCATTTGTGTTAAAGAAGTGATTTGGAATTGTAAATATACCTGTGGTTTTTGCAAGACCTGTAGTATTTGAAGGGTTAAATGTTTTTGAATATATTGGAGTTCCATTATGTTTTAATTCAAAATCTTTTTTATTTGCTCTAAGACCAGATGCACCATCATAAGTTGATAAGAATATACTTTGATCGACAGTTCCATATGTCAATTTAGGTGGTTCATTATCAAAATCACTTGAAGTATATAAAATTTGATTGAATGATTGTACTTCGATTAATGAATTAAACTCAGCATCAGGATAAAATCTTAAATTTATATCATTACCACTAATCTCACCACCAAATGTTCCAATACCAGTTGTTGAACCAGCAGAAACAAAAGGATATTGAACAGTTAATATATCATCAGCGTCTCTTAACGCTATGATTTGATGAACTGCTGATGTTTCTCCACATGATACTCTGACTATGGATTTAGCAGAACTATCAATATTTTTATTCAGTGTAGCGAATGTTATTGTGCTTGATGTTCCTGTAGCATATCCAGATTCGTATCTAGCACTTCTCTCTGTGCCTTCTGGTTGTCCTGCAACTAAGTATCTGAATGTGCTAATACCTGTTGTCGTTGTGCCTAATCCAACAATATTTGCTCTTACATCTAATGTGTTGACTCTATCATTCTCACACTGTAATTTAATTAAATTATTTTCAAATTTAGCTGTTATTATTCCTACAACACTATTACTTACACCTGGTTGAGTATCAACATAAGTTTCTGCAATCGTTGTATCAGTACCATCAAAATCAACAATAACCTCACTATAATTTACTTCCTTTGTTACAGAATCTTGTACAAAGATGCTTGCATGAAGTGAATTAAAATTAGTTTTTGGGTATTCAACAATTGTATTTGTTGTAATTCCAACTGTTGTACTACCAATACCAACATTTACACCTGTAAGATTAATATTACCAATAGCAGTAGTATTAATACCAATTAAATCTGTATTGAACTCAGTTTTAATTATTTTGATATCATGATCTTTTGTAAATGGTTCAGTGGGAGTAAATACTAGATTTTTAGTTCCACTATTCAAGATTTGAGTGCTATAATCTCCTAATTTAACAGATGTGAAATTTTCTGTTTTATCAAATAGAAGAGCATTTTTTTCTGTTGTTAATATTACCAATTCATTAAATTGTACATCTGATGTATCAGGATCTACAATTTGTATTAAATATTTTGCAATATCAGTTTTTAATGGTTCGATGACTGTGCTATTAGATTCAAAACCATCACTTGAAAAAGTATCGCTAATATCATCATGCAATAATACTCTATTAGTTTTACATCTTGTAAAATCAGTTAAATTACGAGTTTTAAATGTTAAAAATTTAGATTTTGTTTCATTTTCAAGAGTATCAAAATCTTTAACTACATCAAAATTATTAATAGCATCGACTCTTTGCTTATCATTCAATTCTAAAACATTTAATACATCTAAAACTATTAATTGATTTGAGTCTAATGATGTTCCAATTCCAACATTTGTTTGTGATACAATCGCAGTATCTGCAAAATTTTTCAATCCAGAGGGATGAACTAAACTATTTACTGAGTTTACGAATTTATCCCACTCAACTGTACTCTTTACTGAATATGATAGATTTTGATAATAATCATTATTAGGAGTAACTTGAACATCTTCATTTAATTTACCAATATTATCAAGCCAACCATATTCTTGCCTGTTTGAATAATTAGTATTAAATTGAGCCGCATTACCTATAATATTAGTAATTTGAGCTGCGACGTTAGTAACATCTCCTCTTATGATATCTCCTTTTTTGACTCTGAATTTACCATCAATTTTTATATAATCCTCTCTTATTTCAGTTACCTTTAAATCTGTTATGGTATTATCAACAATAAGAGATTCATTTACTTCAAACACACCTCTAGTTTGAATTGGTTGAATGACTGGTAAATCTTTTCTATTGATTAATGAGGCATAACCTGATTGGAAAGTCTTAGCGACTCCAGCGTTTGTTGTAACTCCAGCAACACTGAATTCTAATATATTTTGCACTCCTACAATATAATCATCAACACTAAAGAAACTATAATTGTGATTTTCAGAGTTAAACCCTTCACCCTCTACAGTTGTGGTTGTAGATATGCCACCTTGTGTTGTTATACCACTTTCACCAACTCGTTGAATACCTTCAACAAATATTTCATCTCCTTTTGCAAATGGTTGAACACTAAAATTATTAATTGGTGTTTCTAAGAAACAAGTAACAACTCCTGAATTACTAGTTTGTACTGAATTAATACCTATGCCATTCGTATTATTAATCGCAACTATCTTATGTACAACAGAATCCAATCCACTTATATCTGCAATTACATCAACTTTAGATACAGTTTGATTAGGTGCTTTTGCTAATAAAGATTGAGAATCAACAACAGTATTAGATACTGGGTTAAATACGATTAATTTTGGTGGTGAGACATACTTATTACCACCACTCAGTATTTCAACATTAGAAATAACATCTAAATTGTCTAAATTAAGAACTGGAGATACAAATGCTTCAGGACTAAGTGTTTTATCAGCAGAATATTCATATCCAATATCAGCAATTCTAACCTTTTTAATTCTACCAATCGTTCTAGATGATGGAATAATATTTGCATTATTTCCACTTACACTTGATACAGTTCTAAATTTAGGTAATTTCTTATAATTAAATCCAGAGGAAATAATATCAAGTTTTTTAATCGCTCCAATAACATCTTTTGATTGTGTTGAATATTCTAAGATATCACACTGTTCTGGTGTATAAGAGGAAAATTCAGGAACTGTAGGTGAAACATCAAATGTATCATCACTAACATTTGAAATTTGATACTCACCATTATATTTACTGTTAATAAATCTTATTTCTGAATAATTTGATACCTCTGTATCTGCAGTGCTTATAAATCCACCCTTAGTTAAACCATAGAATAATCTACCTGGCGTTGATTCAGAGTAATTAATCTCAAGACTTGCACCAACTGGATCTGTGTTATTTGTTCCTATTCCAATAGTTCCAGCTGTCCCTACATTAAATGAGCTTGAATCTTGTGAACTAAAATATTCATTTGTTAAATTTTTATCATAGAATATTTTAAAATCAAATCCTGCTAATGAAGTATTTGATAAACCAAATTTTAATTTAGAGTTTCTAACTACATCTATTCTCGGATTAATTAAACCAATTGTTTGATTTCCACCAGTATTTGCTGTGATGGGTACAATCCTGACAGGATCTGAATTTAAATCTATTATTGTTTTAACTAAGTTAAACTTAGAACTATTAATTTCGTATATAAAGTAAGAACCAGTTTCGATTCCTGTCGCACCACCATCATAAAATACTTTATCACCAGTTTTAAAATTATGATCAGTGATTTCAATTTCATTAGTTCCAACATTAGAACTTGTAAATGACACTGGATTTACGATTAGTTTATCAAATTCAGAATTGTATATGACAGAAACTGGTGTGGTTGTTCCTATACCAACAGATATATTAGGTACAACATTTAATTTAACTATGTCATTATTTTTTAAATTATGTGTTGTTGTATTTGCTGCAGATACATTTGTTGAAACAGTTGTAACGACTTTATCAATATCACCAGTCAATTTTTCTTTCTGAGATTCAAAGAAGTATGAACCTGAATTTATACCTGAAACAGATCCCTTACTATAGAAGAATAGACCCTCACCAGTGCTACCTATTCCCACTCTCGTCGTAACTAATCCGATATTGTCAGGACCTTTATTAATTACAAAAACTTCAGTGGAATTTTGACCTAATAGTGGTAATTTAAATTGTGTAACATTTGGTGTCGTTCCAACATCAAATCTTAATGCACCTGCTCTTTTGTTTAAAATAAGTGCTTGACCTGTTTCAAATGGGTGATTAGGAATACGAATTGTTCTTGTTGGTATTGATACCATCTTTTTAATATTACCAACAACTGTCTCAACCTCTATTGCTCCTCCAGAAGTTGTTCCAACTCCAACCGACTGTGGTCCATTAAAATATACTATATCATCTGCTACTGAAACAAATTTATTTGTTTTTACAGGAATCGATATCTCATTATTTAAAATATCCACATTTGAACCACGAGTATGTGCGATACCTATATTTCTTAATACTCTTACAACTCTTGTCTGATCAAAAATATCCAAAACTTTTAACATTTCAGTATCAGAAGTATTTCCTGAACCAACTCTTATTGAACCACCTATTGCTACTGTATTGGGTATTTGTGATAAATGAACATCTTGTATTACTGCTCCAGATGATACAAGCATATCTTGCTCTAAGGATGTCCTATGAGTTGTAACACCAACTTTAAATGTACCACCTAAATTTAAAATCGAACTACTAAACCCAGATATTGTAACATTATCCCCATTATTAACCTCAATAAATGGTAAATATTTTGCTATTACCTCATTTCCAGATTTCCATTCAAATACTGCATTCTCAAATGTGGTTGTCGTTGTATCAATACGTGATACACCTAAACCTACAATTTCACTTACTTCTGCTCTAAAACCTGAACCATTTGTATCTGTATCATCAAATATAGTAAAATCACCAACTTTATATCCCTCACCACCACTTAAAATTGTTAGTGAATCTACTGTTCCTGTATTTACAGATTCGATTTTTGTAAGTTGTCTTACATCTTCATAAGATTCAATAATAAAATCATTATCTGCACTTGGTTCATCAACTGCATAGGGGAAAGTATTCCTTCTTAGATTAGTATTATTAAAATCAAAGTTTTGATCTAATATTTGATTTTCACTAATAAATGGAGATCTATAAGTATTACCAATAAAGTAAGGATAAACACCCTCTAATCTATTAGTATTTGTTCCTAGTCCAACTGATGTAAAGTATGCATATATGCCATTTGGAAATTCAGGTGTTTTGCAGAATCTACCGTTGTGTAAATCAAGATCACCTGAATTATTAAATTTATGGTCTTCAACAAAAAATCCTGCTTCATATCCAGAGGGTCTATCTATCACTGAGGTAATATCAGTAACATATGATGTAGAAATTATTTTTAAAGGTGAGTTAATATCATCTGCTATTGAATAACCAAACGGACCGTATATTGGATTACCATCGTATGCCCAACCTATAATAGGTGAGTGACCTGTAATTTGATTAAATTGATTAGAACCAGTTTCTGTAAATGTGTTTTCAAATTTTTTCGCAATATCTTGAGAATAACTCAGAACACCAAATGTAAGAGCATCTCCTTTTGTAGTTAATAAAGAGTCACCAAATCTTTTTGTGCTGTTTAAGGTGAGTGCTCTTACTCTAGCACCAAATGAACCTCTTACACCTCTTGAAAATGCTCTTACCTCTGTAGTTGAGGGGTCATATCCAATACCACCATTCGTTACTATAGCATCTATGATTTGACCATTTTCTACAACTGGTCTTACAACTGCACCTGCACCCTCTCCTGTGGTAATTACTCTTAACTCAGGATCTGAATTATAGTCTCTTCCTCTGTTGACAACATTTACATCAATAATTCTACCATCAATAATAACTGGTTTTAATTCTGCTTTCTCACCATTAATAATTGTTATTTTAGGGGTAACTTCTTTATTAAGAGTCACGGAACCATATTTTGTTCCTTCCTCACTTAAATATGCACCGATTAAGTTACCTGTTACAACTGGAGTAATAATAATATCTCCAGTAACTGTTGATCCATAAGATACATTAATATTTACTTTTATTTTTGGATATTCAAATATTTGGAATCCTGTACCATTAGATTTAAAGTTTACAAAATTACCTCTGTCAAAATTAGTTGTAGAAGTTCCACCTATACCAGCCTCTGCTAATTTAAAAGAATCATCATCTAATTTTTTGACAAGATATGATGTGGTGGTGCTCATACCTTGAATTGCAGTTGTTTCGGTTGAATACTCTACTATTTCTCCACTAGAAAATCCATGATTTTTATAGTTTACAGTATCAGATGATGTTGTAATTCCTGTTGGCTTAACTTTTAATTTTCTGTAAGTATATCCTGAACCTTCATTTAGTACTTTGACTGTGATTAATGTTTTCTTTGTTTCGGTTCTAAATCTATGAATACCACTTGCCGATGTATCAGTGGATAATCCAACTGTGTTTATTCCAGTGGTTCCAAATACTGCATCTACTTTAGTATTGAAAATTCTTACAGTTTTTGGATTGACAACTCTTACAAAGTAAGGATCTCCATCAGATAAAGTGTCTGTGACAGTGTTTAATGCATTATATGCTGGACCAATACCAATAGGTGTATTACCATTTGAATTATAATATACTAATTGACCATTTTCTAAATTATGCTCAGTTAAAAATGTAATCGTTTCATCATTAATATCTACACCACCACCAAAAACAATATTTCTACTATCAAAACTAATAAAACGATCTCTCTCACCTAATATAGGTTGCAAAATACATCCTCTTCCATTTCCACCAGTTAATGAGATATTTGTAACCTCTGCCACATCAAAATTTTGAGGATCTACAAATACAGATTTAACTGAACCTTGTATAATAGGATCTGCTGTTGCAGCAACTCCACCTGAACTGGTTTGAATTCCTATAATTGGTGGGTTAATTATGTCATAACCCTCTCCACCATTAAGTAAATCAATTGAATCTAATGGACCAAAGAAAATTTGATCGTCCGAAATAGGAGATCTTAATTGAACACCATTAATTAAAATACCAATCTCTGTAGATGTCTTTTCTTGTTTTGATGGAACAAATAAATTTTGATTTAAAGGAAATTTTCTTAATATTCTATCAGCTTTTAGTACCGCACTCTCATGCTTTTTAAGAATAAATCTATGATTCGTAGTTGTTGATACACCTGCGGTAATTTGAACAGTGC